TCAGGCGTCCTTCGAGGTCATCAACACGCGCCGTGCTGCCTCTTCCTGAAGCGCGCGATCCGCCAGTGCATGCACGGACTGTGGGCCGAACCCCGCACTGAACAGAGCATCGCGCACCGACCCTATTTCCATGTTCAGATCCGGTCTCCCGCCGAGCGCGGCGAGCATGTCTCCGAGGATGAAGGCCCGAACAGCCGCGGCAAGGGATCCTTGAGCAGGGAGCTCATTGAATTTCTGGCACGCGTGATTATTATGGGGATAAGCCATCTCTGTTCCTTCCATGAACAGGGTTACGGTTAGGGCCGGGGGGTGTTGCGAGCACTTGCCCCGGCCCGATATTTATGGTTGCCTAAATTCATGGTCGACGCAACCGAAAAAATGCATCCACAAAAGCGTGGGCGACCGGCCACCGGCAAGGGCGCGCCGATCCAGGTCCGGCTTCAGCCCGACCTCTTGGCTTGGGTGGATGAAGAGCGCGATAAATTGGATCCGGCTCCCACACGTCCGGAAATGATCCGGCGGTTGCTCGAGCGTCTGCGGGGCTAAATCACGCGGAAACGCTACAGCCGCTCGGGCTGGGGCACCGGCACCGCGTCCTTCTCGAGGCCCAGGGCGATCAGGGACAAGCCGCGGTCCCGGAGCCGATAGGCGTGGTGACGCGCCACGCCCCGCGCCTTCAGCTCTGGCGCGATAAGCAGGCCATAGGCCTTGCATGCGGTGAACAGGCCGAGGCATCTGGCGCTACCGATATGCTCGGGGCAGAGGTAGTCCGCCGGCCATTGAAGGGCGGCGACATAGCGGCTGACAAGGGCGGGTGTGGGCTGGACCCGCATCGGGGGAATGTCGTCGGGATCGGCAACCTCAGGCAGACCCCAGCCCTCGCGCTCATGGTCCTTCTCGCTGGCCCGGTAGTCCGAGCGTGACCTGGAGTAGCCCGCCGGCCCGACCGGACGGCCTGTCCGCTTCGCCCACCGCTGGGCGTCGGTCATCACCTCCATGACCAGCTCGGGCGTCCACGTCTCTCGCGGTTCGATCAGCGCCGGGGCCGCGGCTGGCGCGGCCCTGCCCCGTGCCTTGCGGTCAATCCCGAGGTCAGCAGCGACGGCACCGAGAAGGGCGGCAAGCGGCGTTCGGGCGTTCATCGGCGGCTCCTGTGTGGGGATGATCCGAGATGCCACGGCGTCGGGTGCTCGGCAAGAAAAGCTACGGTTCGCGCCTCCACCGTGCTACCATCTTCCTCATCCTTCGCGGCCTACGCGCCCCTGCAGCCGCCGGAGGGAGGCCGCAGGATGCCGGCGGGAGGAGTAGGGGATCCTGCGGCCGTCTTCCGGCCCACAGCCCGCCACTTTGTCGCACCAAATCAGGACTGGATGATGCTAGGTTTTCGGCAGCCGCCGAGTGTTGCCCCTAACACGCTCGTCCGGTCAGGCCGCAGGGTACGGGTTGTCCGGTGGAAATCCTGCGGCCGCCTTGGCATCTATCGATGCGGCAACCTGTCTCACGTCCATTTTCGGTAATCTACCTCATCCTGATGACAGCCGCGGGTGCGCCGACGGGTGCGCCTTCGGTTAGGCCGTAGGGATGTAACTATCGGTTGAGACCCTACGGCCGACCCTTCAGGTACTCGATCGTAGCTACATCCCCACTCCGGTATCGGCCATGACGCGGCGCAGGGCCGTGTTGATCGCGCCCTCGATCTTGGCGGAGACGTCCTCTGCCACCGCCCGCGGGTCCGATACTCCCGAAATCGAGAAGGTGTTGGTCACGGTGATGGCCGGCAGTTCGACCCGCCGAGGTGCCTGCTCTGCAGGACTGGCGGCCGGCGCCACCGCGGGAGCCTGCTGCGCCGGTGTTGCCGGTGTTGCCGGTGTTGCCACCGCTGGAACCGTCTGCACCGGCGCAGCGGTCGCTACGACGGCGGGCGGGCTTGGCGCCTTGGCCGCGATGTCCGGGCCGCTGGGCCGCGCCGTCTCCGGGCTGCTGACGGAGGGCGCCTCCCGAGCAGGCTCAGGTGGCGGAACATCCGCCCGCTGCTCGACAGGCCGCGGAACGGGAGCTTCACCTGTCGGGTGGACATAGCCGTCCCGGGTCGGGGTGATAAGCTCCGGCCCCTCCTCGCCGACGAGATATGTCTCGCCAGCCTCGACAGGGCCACCACGGGCACGCGCCCCGGCGATCGGCGGGACGGCTGTGCCACGCGCCCGGCGCTGGGGCGCCCAGTTGCCTCCATCCTCCTGCCCACCACCCATCCCGAACCAGCCGCTCACGGCGTTCTTCAGGTCCGAGAACGGCTTGAGAATTGCCGCCGCCTTCTCCGTCACCCAGCCTGTCACATCGGACATGAGGCGCTTCATGCCATTCCACAGGCTCATAACGAAATCGTAACCCGCCTGCTCAGCCCTGGCCTTGTCGTCTGAGCCGAGGATATCGCGCTGAAAGAACCCCCGCAGCCATTCGCCCACTGCCGCGAGGACAGTCTTCGCCTTCTCCCATCCGGCCGCGATCGCGGAACCGATAGGCGCCAGCCACTCGAGCGACGGCCTGACCGCCTCGATAGCAGGAGCAAGGATCTCGCCAACAGCCCGTCCCACACCAGAGAGGGTGGCCGTGATCCGGTCCCAGTTCCTGTAGATCGCATATCCGGCAGCGGCGACCGCAACGGCGATGGCGGCGAAGGTCGCCCAGACAGGGGCCGAGATCCCGGCAATCCCCGCACCGATGGCGGCAAGCGCGGAACTCAAAGCCCCCATGCCCGGGACGGCCATCACAGCCGCCCGGAGACCGATGCCGAGCTTCGAGATAGTCGAGAGCGCCTGCCCGCCGCTCATGGCGCCCAGCGCCGCCTGCAGCGCCACAGCCTGCGCAGCCGCCCCGCCCAGCCGCACACCGGCCCGGCCCACGGTGTTCATGCCGAGGGCCAGCAGGTCGAGGGCGCCGCCCTTGCCCAGCAGACCGACAAAGCGAATGCTCGCCACCGCCACGCGGAAGGCCACCAGACCCGCGGCGGCGGTGATGAGCGTCCGGGTCAGGACGGGGTTCACCCTCGCGAACCTTCGCGCGGCGTCGATCACGGGCGTGATCCGCGACAGAAGCTGGTTCAGCAGCGGCACGAGCGACTGGCCGATGGTGATGTTCAACCGCTCGACCGTCGCCGACCATCGATCAATGGCGCCCGCCGCAGTATTGAGGCGGCGCTCGAAGTCCTTGTCCACCACACCGCTCGCCTGGGTGGCTTCCTGCCGAATGCGCCGATACTCATCCATGTTCTGAATAAGGGAGCGCATTCCTGCCTGCACCTGCGCATCCTCGAAGAGGTTCCCCAACTTCGACAGATCGCCGTTCAGCGTCCGGTTCGTCAGTTCGGCAATAGCCTCAATCGGCGTCAGGCCGCGCTTGGCCGCCGCCTCCATTTCGGCGAAGATATCAACACCCTGCTCAGCGAACTTCTTCACCGTGCCGGGCGCGTAGATCTTCTGCAGGACGTTCGCGAGGTTCGTGGCCGCCGTGCTCGCGTCTCCCGTGCCCTTGCGCACGACCTGCAGAGCGGCGGCAAGATCCGCAACGGCGCCGGTCCCGGATTGTCCAAGGCCCTGATAGGCCGCGCCGAGGCTCGGGAAATAGGTGGCCATGTCCTTCAGTTCGAAGGCGCCTTCCTTGCCGGCCTGCGCCATCATGTCCAGAGCGGTGGCGATCTGGTTCGCCGGCACCTTGAGGTTGTCAACCGCAGCCCACGAGGCCGCCGCAAGATCTTCGGCCGATGCGCGGTAGGCCGTCGCCGCCCGGTTGATCGGCTCGGCAGCGGCCATCGCCACGTCGAGATTGGCGCCCCGGCCAGCAAGGGCATCGATCGATGCTGCAACCTCAGCCGCGCCGCGGTTTGTCTTCTCCGAAATCGCGAGTATCTGGTCGCCCAGCGCCGCCAGCTTCTCTTGCGGCACGCCGGCCTTCTGTCCGATGTCCTCGAGGGCGGTCTCGAAGGTGCGAGCGGCGCCCAGAGGGGCGCCAAGCGCAGCGCGGAGGGCGAGAGCGCCCCCCACGGCATCAACCATGCCAGCGCGGGCCTCGGCCAGTGCGGCGTTGTTCCGCTGGACGGCGGCGCCCAGGCTGGCATTGGCCCGCTCGAAGGCCCCTCCTACGGCGCCGCGAGCGGCATCCTGCATGCCGCGCAGCGAGCGCGCGGCCTGCTGGGCCGGGGCTGACACCCGGTCCATTAGTGAGACGATCAGTTGACTGGTCCTGGTTGTCATCGGGGTCACCCCTTAATGTTGGCGAGGCGCTTGGCCTCGACATGCCACGCGAGTAGATTTTCCCACTCCATGTTCATCAGTTCGGAATGTCCGAAGCCGAGGACGGCTGCGACATCGGCGGCAACGGATCGCCAGCGGCCGGGCCGGGCAGTCCGGCCAAAAAATCGGTAATGAGCTCCGACACGGCGACCATATCCTCGAGATCCATTTCCCCGATCACCTCGCTCGTGAGGCCGGTCAGGACCGCGATGAGCTCGATGGTCATCTCAGCCTGCGGCCGATCCTTCAGAGCCTCGATCGTAGCCACGTCCCGCACGCGGGGGCGGCGTAAGACGAGGGTCTCGATCGTCGCTGTCTCGGTTTCAATCGGGAATTTCAGGGTGTAGATTTTCACGTCGTATTTCCTTCGCTTGCAGTTGAAAGGTCGAGGGCGAGTTCGGCCCTTAGCCGGTAGATCGATTCCTCCAGAAGACGGCGCTGGCTGAGATCTCTGGTGACGCGGGTCGGGATGCACAGCAACGCCACGTTGATCGCTCCGCAGACGGCGTCGAGCGCGACCTCGACCTCTTGGGCGTCGATGAGCTCGCGCCGCTCCACCGCAAGCGTGAGAGCGGCAGCATCGGCCCGGGCGTCCTGCGCCCGGCTGGCAGCGGCGCCGGCCCGGGCCGTTGCGAGGTGCGCGCGGAGGTGCGCGAGGTAGCTCGCAGCCGCCTCTCGCAGCGGAAGACGCCGATCCCGGCCCGTGGGCTGGGGCAAGGTGCCGGATGCTACCAGCTCGTCCACCTCTGGCTTGGTGGCGCCCACGAGGCGGCTGAATGCCACGGCGGTGATTGTTGCATCAGCCATGGCGGCGGCCCCCATGTTGACGTGCCGGGTTAGTGCGCAGCGCGGCGACCGCGCGGGCCAAACCAGCTTCATCTCCGGCCTGAAAGATGGCCATGGCCTCACATCGGGCAGCGGATCGTTCAATGATGCGGGCAACTGCATCCGCCAAGGCGCGCTTGGCGGCCGGGAGGTGGCGCATGTAGTGCGCTCGCTTGATCGGTGTTGGGGACCTGCCGCGCGTGGCGTTCGCCAGCAACATATGATGTCGGATAGCCATGCGCAGTGACCGCCGGAACTCGATCAGCCCGTCGGCGTCCGCGCTCGGCTCGAGCACCGCTGGGGCAACCTGCAACGCCCGGGCCGCAACGCGGTAGGGGACATGACGGTCAAGTAGCGCAGCTGCCAAGCTGTTCATTCCACCTCCGACATATCGCCCGTGGACAAAGCCCCTCGCGCCTTGGCTGTGGCCTTCATGATGGCCTTCGTTGCCACGAGGATCTCGGCTGCCAACGGCTCGCGCAAATAGGCGGCGACGCCGCCAACCGGAACCGATTGCAGGTGGGAGATCGCGCGGCGGCCAAGCTCCTCGAGCGCCTGGTCGGCATCAGCGCGGGCAATCAAGCGTTCCCGTCGCCTCTCCGTCCGCGAAGCCAGAAGCGCCGCGCGTGCGTCTTGGGAGCGCGCAAGGGCGGCAGTTCGCGTGTCCCGCTCTGCGCGCTCGCGAAGGCTTCGGATGACGCCGGCGATTGCGCCCGTGAGGCTGACCTGGCCGCGCACAACCTCGAAGTAGCCGGCCCGTCCGAGCTGCCGCAACCGCTCGGCAGACAAGCCCACGACCTCGGCCGCCTCGGCCAACCGCACCGCATCCGGCGGCAATGGGGGCGTCTTTCCGGCACGGGCCATCAGCGTCACCGGATCCCGCCGCGCGCGTGCGGGTGGTTTAGATGCTCGGCACCCACCGGCGACGGTGCGCCCGGCGCGGCCGCGGGCCGCGGCGTCGGGTCGACCGCACCAATGGAGACGTTTGCCTCGTGGACGGCTTTCTTCCACATGGCATCGACGTCCATCTTGCCGTCGACCCGGCCCGAGAATGCGGTTTCTGAACCGCCGAACTCGGCCATTTCGGCGGCGCGCTCGGCGATGGTCGGGATGCGTTTCGTGCTCTCGACCGGAAGGAGCGCGAGCGCAGCCTTGACTTGCTCAACGTCAAAGTCGGTCGAGGTCGCGAACGAGGCCGCAGCCGAAAACCGGTCGGCAGCGGACGCGGATCCGAGGATGCTGGCGATGCGGCTGCGCTCGGACTGGGCAGACGGTCCGCCGAACTGGGCAGCGATGGAGCTGATGCGCAAGGCCTCGGCCGGGGCCGCGCTATCCAGCGGCAGGGTCGAGACGAGCGCCTTGGCCCCTGTGGGCGTCAGCGGACCTGCGAGGGCCAGACGCGCGATCTGGCGGGCGCGGCCGAGGTCGTGGCCGGCAGCGATGCAGCCGGCGATGCGGGCGCGCTCTGCGGCCCGCTCGCTTTGCGGATCCACGGCCGCGGGAGGCTCGGCACCATTCGCCTCCATGGCGCTCGCGGCGCGCAGGGCCGCAAGGTGGATGGCGTCCAGGTCATTGCCGAGCTCGGGCGAGGCGGCGAGTAGCGCCTCACGGGCTGCGATGTAGAGCGGGTGGCTGGCGTCCATGGGGATCAGTCCTTCGTCAGGTTCGGGGCGTCGGCGGTGGCCATCAGCCGGGCAGCAGCACGCCGGCAAAGCGAAGCGACGGCCGGGCGTTCGGCGAAAAATGCGGCAAGGTCCGGCTGGGCTGCAGCTTGCCGGTCCTGCAATTCGGCGCGGATCGACCTCGGGTCGCGATTTTGTTCTTCCATGCGGTCATTCATCGGAACCACGTTCCACCTTTCAAAGAAAAATTGCGATTTGCGCTCCCAAAAAACGGGCGGAAGCCGGGCCGTCGAAGCGCCGCTCCCGGCGGGCAAAAACACGGTCCCTTACGGGGGGGTGCCAGGTGCGGATCCGCCCCCCGCAGGTGCCGCCCGCCCGCTGTGTGCTGGCGGGCCGGCGCGGGAAGGTTTGCCGCCCGCCCCGCGCGCAGGAACACGCGGGACAGGCGACGGGACGACGGGACATCGTGCCGAACGCGGCAGATTGCGGGAGCACCACGACCCCTGCCCCGTCGCCCATGCCCGGCACGACCATCACGAGAGCCGGGCAGGTATTCATCATCATGCCTCCGAGGACGGCGGGTTGTAGGGCGGGATCGGCCCGTCCTGGTTCTCCAGCTCCACCGTGCCGGGGTTGGGAAGCGGGGTGCTGCCGTAGTACCCGTGAGGGAACACCATCTCGAACTCCAGCACGCCACCGACGCGGGTCACGTTGCTGGTCACCCATGTGTTATCGATGGCATCCCACGGCAGGACATCGCCCTCGCCAACGCCGCTGAAGTCGTACACCACGGTGACCCCGTTACTCCCGCTGCACGTGAGGACATCGCCGGTGACGTTGAACTGCGTAAGCTCGTACATGCGACGCAGCGGTTTCATTCGAATGCGCATCATGTCGGATTACCTCCAGCGGCCAGTGACGAGAAGATCGACGGTCTGCGTGGCTCCGTAGGACGTCGGAGCCAGCAGCATGTAAGCGGCGACGTTCGAGGCTCCCGGCCGCCCGAGCAGCGAGATCACCGAGCCGCCCCGGCAGCCGCCCGTCACGCAATGGCCGCTCAGGGCCCCGCTCACGAACTCGACCGGAAGCGTCACCGTCTGCCATTCGGTGCGATAGAGGGCCCCCTGCGGTGTGGTCGGACCCGGAACGCCGGTCTGGACCAGGCGGCAAAGCTGCGTCCCATCCGCAAAGCGGACATATTCGGCGCCAGCAGTCTCGCCCTTTTCGATGATGCCCCCGCGCGGAAAGCCGGAAGACCAGCTGACGGCGCCCACGATGTTGCGCTGGTCGTAGGTGAAGAACCAGTCGCCCCACGTGGTGTCCTTGTGCCGGCACCAGCGTCCGGTGTCGCCTGCGGTCTGGGGATAGGCGATCTGCACCGCCCGTGCGGCCCCGTGCTGGATGTGCTGCAGGGTGCCGACGGACATGCCAGCGGGACGGTTCAGCGTCGCCCCGGTGACCTGATAGAAGCCGGTGACAGAGATCTGGTCCGCATCGTTGCCCGGGATCGGGCGCGCGGTGCCGCCGAGGCCGTAGTCCCCGACCTTCAGGAGGCGCCCGGGCGTGGTGTCGAGATCGGTCTGGGTCACGGCCGTGCCGGAGAGGAGCCCCTGCAGCTGCATGCCCGACGGCGTGAAGCGCGCCCTCTCCGTGCCCTGACAGGTGACGCCGATCTCGTTCTCGGCCGCGAGGAAGAAGCCGGTGTTCGAACCCACCTCGCCGTTGAAGGTGAGGCCGGGGAAGGTCTGCGTCCCGTCCGGAACGCTGAAGGGCACCAGCGCCGCCGCGCGGCCGGAGCCGACGCGGAACCGCTCCTCACCGCCGGCCGCGATCCCCAGAAGGTCCGCCGCGGCCCGGAAGATCCCGGTGTCGAGATCGCCCGCGAAGGTGAGGCTCGGGGTTGCATCCGCCCCGACGGGCACCACGGCCGGGAGGGTGGACTGGAAGTAGGAGGTGGAGAAGAAGCCGCGGGTCGCGCCGCCGGTGACGAAGTGCAGCACGTCGGCCCCGTCGCTGCGGATCCCGGTGTTCGGATCGGTCTCGAACGAGATCCCCGGGGCCGCGGCCGTGCCGAGCGGCGCCCGGAGCGGCACGGTCGAGGTGAGCGCGAGGGCGGAGACCGTGAGCCGGAGGACGCCACCGGCCGTCACCCCCAGCGCGTTGCTGCCCGACCGGAAGAGCCCGGTGTCGGGATCGTCGCGCCAGAAGAGGCCCGGCGCGGCCGCGGTGCCGTCGCCGAAGCCCAGAAGCGCGTCCTCTTTGGCGGCAAGCGCAGCCGCTTCGGCGGCAAGGGCCGCCTCCCCAGCCTCGGTGGCCTTATCAGCAGCCTCCTCGGCCGCGCCAGAGGCGACACCGGCGGCGGCGACGGAGATGTCTGCAGCCTCGCCAGCCGCGCCGGCCGACAACTCGGCAGCGGCGGCGCTCTCGGCCGCCTCGCCAGCAGCCTCCTCGGCAGATCCGGCGGACACGGCAGCCGCGCTTGCAGCACCCATGGCCGCGGTCTTGTGGGCCGAGGCCTCGAGCGCAGCCTCCTCGGCCTTCAGCATCTTGTCGACGTCCACCCGGCGGGCGGCGAGGGGGAAGGGGCCGGAAACCGTGTCAGCCATCCCTAAGCCTCCGGCAGGCTGGCGTCGCTCGCGAGCAGCGCGCGAGGATCGGCGTCCGGGCGGCGCAAGGCGGGAAGGCCGGCGCGCTCCATCGCGCGAATGGCGGCTTCCTCGGCCAGTTCGAGCGCGAGCAGATCGGCTTGGGCGCGGATCAGCTTCTTCGCACGGGTGTCCAGGTTCATCGCTTCCATGCCCTGCAGGCGGTCGCGAAGTTGGCCTTCGACCACGGCGCGGATCTCCGCGCGGACGGTCGGGGAAGCGAGCAACACGCCGCGCACGGCGTCGATCTCGGGCGCGAGGAGGATCGCCCCATCCACCCGCACGGCCTCACGCGTGAGCCCACGGCGGGCTTCGATCGGATCGAGGAGCCGGCCGGTCGGCAGCCCGTCGATGGCATCTACGACCTGGCGATCCGCCCATCGATCGAACGCAGCCATCGCGTCCTCGAGCGGTTGGGGGGCGGACGCGATGCGCCGGATCTCGGCCTTGGCCGCAGCGACCTGCTCGCGCATATTTTCCAGAGCGTCGAAGGCGCTCACGGCGGCCTCACGCTGCCCGCGGAGCCTGGAGAGGATATCGGCGATCATTGGCCCACCTCCGCCGAGAAGGCGGCAAGCTCGCTCGCCATGGCGTCGAATTTCGCGGCCCGCGCCGCTTCGAGGTGCGCGAGCGAGAGCGGCAAGCCCTCGGCGCAGGCGAGCTCGAGGGCGCGCTTGTAGGCCTCACGCGCAGCGCCAGCTTCGCGGTTGGTGGCGCCGATCTCGGCGTCGAGATCGTCCATCAGCCGGCGAAGGTCGGCGGCCTCGCGGTCGAGCCGTGCGCCCTCGCCGTCGAAGCCGGCATAGGAGGCGCGGGCGTCGCGCGCAGGTTGGGCCTCGGTCATCTTGTCGGCATGGAGGCGGCGGCGCAGATCGACGTCGCTGAGCTTCTCGCGCAGATCGTGCCGGCGGTCGGTCTGCGAACGGACGGCGGCGCTCTTTGTATCGGCGACCCGCGCCAGCGCGTCCAGGCGCGCGGGGTCGAGGGTCAGGGGCGGGCTCTTCGCGGGCATGGGCAGCTCCAGGTGTTTTCGTTCTGGAACCAAAATGCGCGCGCGCGCGACAAATCCGAACCACTGGCAGATTTGCCGAAACGGCACCGGGGCGGATGGCCGCCCCGGGCCTCGTCAGAGGAGATCGAGCTGCTCCGGTCGAGCCGTCGGACCGTCCGCCAGCTCGAAGATCTGCGCGATCCGCTCGCTGCCTACCGCCTTAGGCCCGCCCCCAGCCTCGAGACGACAGATCCGCCAGAAGCTCGCGGCCGGTTCTGCGGCCGGCGCTGCCTCCCGGCCTCGCTCGCGCGGCCAGACGTTCGCCCGGTAGCGATCGAGGGCGGCATGGATCAGCGTTGCCGCCCGCCGCGCCGAAGCCGTGCGCCACTCCGGCCGGGCGGCCCGGGCGCGATGGAGCAGCTCGTCCCGTTCGCGGAGAAGCGCCGCCCGGCGAAGGGTCAATCCGGCTGGTGGCTCGATCCCGAGGGCGCGCCCGATCGGCTCGCCCTCAAGGGCCTCGGCCAGCGCCCGAAGCAGGAGCTCGCCGCCTATCTGGATCGCAGGCACCGGGCAGGCGTATGTCCACTCCGCGACGCACGCCAGCAGGTGCGCCCGTTCGCGGGCGCCGAGGCGGCGCAGGTCGGGCGCCGGGTCGCTGGCTTCCGGCCATGGCCCACGCCAGAGGCCTTCGAGGTCTAGGGCGGGGAGGTCAGCCACGGTCGGCGCTTGCCCCCACCTGCCCGTCAGCCGCCGCAAAGAGCTCGGCAAGCCTCGCATCCACCTCGAGCGCAAATTCGTGTCGCGCCCGCTCAAGGGCCCGTCGATAGGCGGCCTCGCGCGCCTCTTCCTCATCGCGCTCGAGCTCGCGCATGGCTCGGGAGTGGATCCGCGTGGCGATCCAGTGCTCGTCGGCCAGGTTCCGAACCCGACCCTCGGCCAGGCCAAGGGCAGAAAGTGCCGCTCGCACCGCTGCCCGCCGATCCCGAGCCATAGCCGCTGCGGTGGCCGCATCCAACTTCATGGCTGCCCGGATCTCTGCCGCGACGAGGCGCGGGTCGAGATGGGGGTGCCAGCGCACGAAACTGTCGAAGCTGGTTACTGCACGCGGCACAACCACCACTCGCTCTGATCGGGCGCCGGGCTCGTCCGACTGGCGAGGTTCGGCGGGCTTAAGGTCTTTTGCCCGCGCGGCACGAGCCGCCTTCAGGTCGATCAGCATTCGACTTCCTCCTCGTCCCGAACCTCTGCCTGGTGCCTCTCGCGAATGGCGACAGAGGCAGCCCGCACCGCGGCGTCGTAGCGTGCCAGTGCGGCCGCGGCTGCGTCCCGACCACCTGTCGTCCTTTCGAGCAGCCGGAGGACCGAGGCCTTGTGTGCGGGCCAGAGGCGCCCAGCATCACCGGTCGCCATCGCAGCGCGCATCGCCTTCGCGGCCCTGAATGCCGCCCGCTCCGCCGGTTCGGCGAAGAGACCGCCGAAGCCGTCCACGATCTGATCCGCGAAGGTCTCGAGGTCGCCAAGCATCTCGCCGTGGATCTCGGCAAGTTCCGCCGCGGCCAGCGTGATCGGGCACGGACCATCGTCTTCGTCTTCGTCCGCGTCCGCGTCCGCGAGCGGTCCCTTAGCGCGGAGCCATCCCTCGGCCAGCGCGTCGCGTTCGACGAGTGAGATGTGTTGACCTCGCCGCGGGATCGGAAGCGGCACGACACCGCCGGCCGGCGCGTGCTCCGGCACGAGGTCGAGGTCGAAAGACGCGGCCTCTGGATCCGACGTGGGATAATCTGGCCCCTGAGCGTCGGCCGCGCGGGCGCGTTCACGCGCGCCCGCGCTCGCGTCGGAATGCTCGTCGGATGGATCGATAATCCCCTGATCGGCATCCGGGGAGGCGGGGTCGCGCGTGACCGCGCCCCCGCCAGCCGGGTCGGCCCCAGTAGGTATAATATATTTAGGTCCTACCGGTGCGGACTTTGCGTCCGCATGGGTGCGGCCATTCGGACCATGTGCATTGTCCGCACCGGTGCGGCCATTCTCGGATTTCGAATTGGCTACACTCGTGCGGCCATTCGGACCATGTGCATTGTCCGCACCGGTGCGGCCATTCTCGGATTTCGAATTGGCTACACTCGTGCGGCCATTCGGACCATGTGCATTGTCCGCACCGGTGCGGCCATTCTCGGATTTCGAATTGGCTACACTCGTGCGGCCATTCGGACCATGTGCATTGTCCGCACCGGTGCGGCCATTCGGTGTGGCGAGGATGTAGCGGTTGTGATGTGTGGCGCCCCGCTTCTCGGGCCGCTCGACGGTGACCAGACCAGACGCCTCGAGGGACTTGATCCCGCGATCAATGCGGCTGCGGAAAATGCCTGTCCGTTCGGCAAGGGTCCGCATCGACGGCCAGGCCACCAGGGCGCCCGTCTCGTCGAAGTCTGATCGGCTGGCGAATGTCGTCATGGCAATGGCCACCTTCGTGGCAGCCTCGCCCTTTGCGTGCCGGATTGCGGAGAGGAGGAATGCCGCCTTCGCCTCGCTGAAGCGGTCCTGCGGATCGGGAGCACTCATGCCGCACCCCCGCCGATCCGGAGATGGGCGCGGTGAGCCCCTACCGGCGACGCGATGGCCTGGGCTTCACCTCTGGCCGCTCCGCGAGCCGCTTGGCCTCCCACGCGAGTACTTCCGCCTCGGACCATCGGACGCATCCCGGGGAGAAGGTGACAGGCCTCGGAAACGTCCCCGTCTTGACCCACCGCCAGATCGTCGCGCGTGACACGCCGTAGCGTTCGGCGACCTGCTTGTCGGTCAAATACAGCAACATCAGCACCTCGCGCCGGCCTGCCCATCTCAGGCACCCAGACGCTCGATGTATCCGTCAAGATCACAGCGCTTCACAAGCGTTTTGCGTCCGATCTTGGTCACCTTGATACTGCCTGCGCCGATCAACTGATACAGCTTCGAACGTCCGATGCGGAGAAGCCCACATGCTTCAGTCACCGTCAGGAACACGGAAGTATCCATCATCATCACCTCTAGGATTGCCAAGTCCGTCTATCGGACTTTCTCCCGAGGTACGGGACGTTTTTTATATGTCCAGCGTTATTTTTTGGTATCCACCTTGGGTTAAACTGCCAAACTGCCACCAATGAATTCAGCCCATTCGTCCATCAGCGCTCGCCTCTTCTCGAAGAGGTCTGAGCGCTGGTAGGCCTGAACGACAGCCGACCCAACCGCATGGGCGAGCGACATCTCGAGCACGTCGAAGCTCGCGCTCGTCGCCTCGGATCCCCAGTCGCGGAACGCGGATCTGAAGCCGTGCACCGTCGCATCGGTGACGCCCATGCGCTTCAGGACGGCGGCCAGCGTCATATCGCTCATCGCAGCTCTGCGCAGGCCAGGGAAGACGAGGGCGGCCGGCTGATCCTCCGGTCGCCGCGGTCGAAGGGGAAGCATGGTCTGGACTGCATCGACCGCGCGATCCGAAAGCGGGACACGATGCTCGCGGCCCATCTTCATGCGCTCGGCCGGGATTACCCAGATCTTCGCCTCAAGGTCGAACTCGCCCCATCGCGCGCCGCGCACCTCGCCTGATCGGCAGGCCGTGAGGATCACCAGCTCGAGCGCCCGGGCGGCGATGCCCTCGCGCTCGGCCAGAGCGTTCATGAAGCCCGGCACATCCTGCCATGCCATCGCCGAGAAGTGCCCCCGGGACGCCTTTCCATGGCGAGGCAGCAGCAGCGCGAGGTGCCCCTTCCATCGCGCCGGGTTCAAGCCGGGCGGACGCTGTCCCTCGACCACGGCCGCATCGAGTACCTTCTCGATGCGCTGGCGGATCCTGCTTGCAGTCTCGCGCTTCTCGTTCCAGAGCGGCTTGACAACGGCAAGCACGTCCTCGGCCGTGACCGCGGCTACTGGCCTTTTACGTAGATCGGCGCAGTAGGCATCGCCCAAGGTCGCCGCCCATTGTGCCGCGTGCTTCGGGTTCTTCCACTCGCCACGATGAAGGCGCACGAAGGCATCAGCGTAAGCGCCAAAAGTCATTACAGGGGCCGCAGCGGCCTTCTGAGCAGCCACAGATGCCTTCTTCGCAGCGATGGGATCAAGCCCTTGGGCGAGTATGCGCCGGGCCGCCGCAGCAGCCTCGCGCGCCTCCGCAAGCGTGACCCCGCCGGGCCCGGCTGGCCCCAGGCCCATCTCTCGCTGCCGGCCGCCCTGACGGAAGAGGAATATCCAGCTCTTCGCACCAGTTTTTGTCACATTCAGGTAGAGGTTCGCTCCGTCGGACCACCGTCCAGGCTCTGCGATAGTCGCGACCCTGCGCGCGTTCAATTTGTTGATTTCCGCCAC